AAAGTTAGTGCGACCCCGGCGGCAGGCATGACTAACCCCAGTAAGCCTAGACTAACCAAAGTTTGCGGAGACTAACTATGATTAGGAGATACTAACGAAAATTTGAGGCGACGTGCTACAGTTAGCGTAAACTGACGCGAATACACAGGAGGTGAAAATTCTGATTTCAAAGTTTCTAGCGTTGAATAAAATGTAAAATAAAAATTGCTTACTATTTCACATTTTGTTATATTATTGCATGAATGAGTATGTGGATAAGAACATACGTTCTATTTAACATTTTATGATATTATTGGATGATAATAAGAATAGTATACCGAACGGTAGGTAGAGTGTTGATTAGTTTGTGAAAGTGTAGGAAAATATGTGTAATAGAAATTGTGCTGGAATACATAGTAAAGTGTATGATAAGATGTGAAATTAAGCGCATTTTAAAACCGCCCCGAAGGGCGGTAGAATTGAAGAAAGGAGGAATAGTATTTATACTATAATTATAACACTATTTTTCTATTTATACTTGACAAGTGTGACACTATATGATAGAATATAAATGTAATAGAGAAATACACATAAAGAGAGGAGAATAGAATATGAATAAGGAATGGGTAGTAGTTGTGAATCAAGAATGTACGATTGTTGGTGGTGACAGAATATCATGCAATTCTAAGTCAGAGGCGTTAAATAATGCGGCATTTATTGCGCGTGCGATGTACAATGCGGGGGTAAATGAAAGTCATGTATTCGTTGTGAAACGAAATGAAGTAGACCCATTAGATGAAGTATTTTGTAAGGTGTACTATCACTATTCGGTATTCTGCGATCCGGGTGCTCAGAGGATGCTTCTAATGTATGAAGGGTGGAGCAATAATCAGAAAAAAATAGCGTCTCAGTGGGTGGGTGAGGAAGGAAAATAATATGAAAAAATACGGAGTATATACTGCACGCGACGGAAGTGAAAATGGGGCATGGCTAATACGGGAATATAGCGAATTAAAGGACGCGGTCAAAGAAGCGTATAGATTAAGTAGATGTAGATATCATTATAGGGCACAACTAGCGGATACATTTATTGTTGCAAGTAATACTGGCATTACTTTAAATTTAACAGCGGGAAAAGAGTATGTTAGGTATTTTGTGGAGCGTTATATAATATTCGACGATACGGTTGGATTTATAGAAATATCCGGAGGGCAAACAGGAGTTAAACGTACATTTATGGTAAAGGCGGGAATCATATGAAGAAATATCTGATATTAGCAAAGAATAGTATAACGGAGGTATGAATATGAAGAGCAAGTTATATATTAATTATGAAAACGGTACGGGAATGAGTCTAAGCTGTTTTACAACACGTGAGTTGTATAGACTAGCGTTCAGAGCGATTCGTGGATGGGATTATGTACAATCAGCGGAAATAGAGACAGGAATAGCTAAACTGAAAATGTGCGCTAGAGAATACGCTGGAGGACGGTATGTAGTTTTTTCCAGAGGCGACGGTTCTATCGTTTCCGCGTGGATACTGAATGGGAATCGGAAGGGAAGAAATAAAGATAACTACTGAAGCATGTTTGGGAAAATTACAGTAAGCTGGACGAGGAGGATAAATAGTGAGAAAATATATGATATTAGCAAAGAATGATTACAACGAAGAAATTTTTTATACAGATATCAAAGCAGAAGCAAAAAGTGCGTTTGACAGAATGATGGACAAATACTTATTTGTAAAGGCATTCTGTTATAATGAAAAGTGTGAAATATATCAGGACATAACAGAAGGCAACGCGCAATCTATATATAGAGTTCAGACGTATACCGGTATAAAATCGTTTGAAATGACCGGCTGTTTAGAATTTAAATTATTAAATGAAGAAAACCACGAATTTACAAATAAGTTAGATGCGCTATATTGTGTTGTTCAGTCAATGAAAAGCGGGCGTAAGTGTAGATTATACAAGAATGGCAGGAGGGATTGGAGTGTCTAAAAGTGATTTTATTATACTGATTATTATATGTATTGTTGCAAGTTGGGCATGGAGTACAAAATAATTTTGTTTCACGTGAAACATAGCGAGGTAATTGTATATGAAGTATGAAGATATTCAAATCGCGCGAGAGCAGTTGTATGCTAAAGGATACCAATTTCATCATAGAGCAACTGCAAGAAAATATCAATATGACATGTGCGGCGCATATTTGTGTATGGAATACGTTGGCAGATATGGCGTCGGGAAAAAATTAATATATTCACCGGGTATTGATGCTAAATATCTATCAGTTGAATACTGGCTGAGAGAGGAGGAATAGGATTGATTAGAGCCGATAAGCGCAGAATAGCGATTGCACTAGATAATGAAACAATTGCGTTGTTAGAGTATAACGCAGAGTCAATGGGAATCACAAAATCTGAGCTAATAACGCGTTATTTACACATGATCGGAAAAGCCGGAGAAAAAAAAGAGTTGCTGTTTATTAAGCATTTTTCTAAAGGGGTGAAAAATTAATGGACTGGGATAATATAAATCGCATGTCATTGATTGAACTGGAAAAGGAAGCGTCAGAACTGTATAGAAGAGCAAATTACAGAATAGAGCGGCTAGGAAAATATAGAAGTGAATCTGAAGCATACAAAAGATTGACTGCGTATATAGGAAGCCCGTATTTGCACGAGGGTGACTATTTACAATTTAAAATTCCTGAGACTAGCAATGCGTTACAAAAAGCAAACCAATTAAGACAATCAATAGCAGTAGTAGAAAAATTTATTGCGGAAAAAACATCGACTGCTACGGGCATTGAGAAGGTAAAACGAAACAGGCGAAAATGGATTAGACAAAATTTTGATGGTTTCAGTAAAAATAAAGACGCGGATGATTTTTTAAAGTTTCTCGGATCAGATGAAATAAAAGAGCAAAAGAAAACATACGATAGCAATATTGTAGTACAAGCATTAGCAATTGCTGATAAAAACCAGCCGTCGAAAAAATTGAAAGAAATATATAATAACTTTAAAAACTCGAAAAAGTCATGGGGCGGATTTCTAATTGAGCAAGAACAAGAGTATAAAAAGAAAAAGGGGATTAAATTTTAATGTTTGTCAATCGCCCGGAATCAGTTCCGATAGAACGTTTATCTAAAATTGAATATTTTGAAAACGATATCCCGGAACTAGAATCAGCATTCCGGGAAATTGTTTCACGTGAAACATATGCGAGAAAAAACAAGCGTTCCATTTGCGCAGATTTTGCGACATTGGACACAGAAACAACGTCAGTAGCACGACAAACATTGTGGAATAACACGGATACTGACATAGGTTTTATCTATCTTGTGCAATTACACATTGCGGGGAAAAATTTTATTTTCCGAACAATATACGATTTTAAGGATGCGATTGAGCGAGTAGCGATACCGCTGTTGAATGAAACTAAATCATGTATTGTAATATATATTCACAATTTATCGTTTGAATTTCAATTTTTGAAAAGTGTCATTTCAATGGAGAATGTTTTTGCGCTAAAAAATCGGAGAATTGCGAAAGCATTGGCATATGACGGGGCAATGGAATTTAGATGTAGTTGTCTATTGTCAAATATGTCATTGGAGAAATTCACAGAAAATTATAACGACGAAAAATATCGTAAAGATAAAGAATTGATTGATTATGAAATTAAACGCTACCCTTGGACAAAATTAACAGATGAAATATTATATTATTCATTAATGGACGTTATCACATTGTATCAGGCGGTTTTGTCTATTATGAATCGTGAGGGTGATACGCTGAGGACAATTCCGATGACAAATACGGGATATGTTAGGAGATCATGTAGAAATGCCTGTATCGGCGAATATAATAACACACGTAAAAAAAGTGTGCGTATTGAAATAAATCAAAGATACGGAGCATACAAGAAACTATTTCATAAATGCGAGTTATCGTTAGAACAATACAATATGTGCGTAAAAGCGTTCCGTGGCGGAAATACACATGCTTCGCGGTTTCACGCGGATCAAATATTATATAATGTTGGGGGCTATGATTTTGCTAGTTCATACCCGGCGCTGGTCGTATGTTCAGATCAATTTCCGATTGGAAAACTAGATGAATGCACAGATGATGTTCAAACGATGGAAAATTTAATAGCGTTTTCAGAAAAATTTTTTACAATTATAGAGGTTGTGTTTGAATCGCTAGAATTGCGTGACCCGTATAACTGCCCTGTTCCGTATATTCCACTCGCGAAAGTAGAACTCATAAGTGAAAATGACTATGATTTTATTTCAAATGTTTCACGTGAAACGCTAGATATTATAAACGATAATGGGCGCATAATTAGAATGAATAAGCCATGTAGATTTACGTTTTTAGGAGTTGAATTGTCTGTTATTTTAAAACAGTATACAGGAATCATGCATGTAACAAAATGTTACTATACAGAAAAAGGATATTTGCCTGACGAGCTGCGTAAAACGTGCTATGAATGGTATGAAAAGAAAACGTCATTAAAAAACGTGGCAGGAATGGAATATGAATACATGAAATCAAAAAATAGAGTAAATGCTGTTTTTGGAATGATGGTAGAACGAATAATTAAGGAAATCATAGAGTATAGTAATACAGATAAATTGCTACATTCACGGCAACCGACTGAGGATGAAGCAAAAGAACAGTTAAAGAACTATTACACGCCGATGCAAAGGAAATTTTTGGCGTATCAGTGGGGTATTACAGTAACAGCGGTCGCCCGTGTTCGTCTGCAAGAGATGATTGATATGTGTGGAAACGATTTTGTGTATTGTGATACTGATTCATGTAAAATGCTAAATCCAGAAAAGTATTCAGCCGCGTTTGATGAATATAACAAAAAATGGATTGAATATGCGGATAAATGCGGATGCAACTATTTTGCGTATACAAAAGATGGTGAAAAACAAGTATTAGGCGTAGCAGATTACGAGAAAAAATATGATAAATTTAAAACGCTGGGGGCGAAAAAATACGCAGTTGAAAAGGACGGAGAATTGAAAATAACAATAGCAGGCGTACCGAAAGAAGCGGGGGCGCAGCTGTTAGGAGATTTAAACAATTTTAAAATTGGTTATAAATTCGAAGTAAAAGACAGTGATCCGGTTAAAATGAGACAAGACTGGAAAAAAACATTGACATATAATGATGATTTTAACGAATTATTTTTTATAGACGGAAAAGAATTGCATATACAATCCAACGTGGCAATTTTGCGGACAACATACGAGCTGAGCATAACAGATGAATATCAAGAATTGATTACTAATTTAAACACTATATACACGCAGGATGACATTTAAAAAAGGGCGTATATGATTCCGCATCACCGGCACACATTCAGCACAATTTAATGCGCGATATCTGAATATGTGTAACATATACTACCCACTATTATATTATCATTATTTCGCGAAAAAAGCTTGACAAATGTAACACCATATGGTATTATATCATTGTAACAAATAAATAGCACTCAAAAACAAATAAGAAAAGGAGAACAACACATGAGCGCAAGAGTAGTCGAAACCACATTTAAGGCACGCGAAACACTGAGAATCACAACAGCAACTAATATCACACCACTGAAAGACATTCCTGACGGAAAAGAGTATACGTATTACGGTCACGTGGTACAGGAAATTGTCAACGAGACAACTGGAGAAACGTTCAATTCCGTAACCGTAAAAGTCGGAGAGGACGAGTACATTGCTACCCGGTCAGAATTTTTCTTGCGGGCGTTACAGGAAATCGTTGAAACGATTAATTCATTTGCAGATGACGAGGACGCAGATGAACCAATCATTATCAAGATCCAGCATTTAAAATCAAAGAAGGGAAATAGCTTTGCAACATGTAGCTTAGCTTAAAGGTGAAAAAGAATGAAGATCACAAGAACAGTAGTAACCAATATTTACACAGCACATTATGCTGACGGTATCGTGGAAGAAATCCGCGGAAGATATTCATATGCCGGTGCAAAATCAATTTTGCAGGATATGCACCCGGAAGCAGCTATTACTACAGTAGAGATTTCTCAGGAATCTGTAAAGTACGCAATGGAGCTGGAAGATTTTATTAAGAATGCTACAGTAGTAGAAGGATAACTATCAATCTCTGATTCGTCTTATATACAATATATAGTAACGGGGCAGTCCTCGCCCCGTTATTTTTATGCCCTCCCGTATATAAACGCAAACCCGGCTGTTTGGGATTTCCTGCAATCGAACCATAATTGTCCATTGTGTAACACGTCGCGCAATCTATCTTTTAGCGTATGTTTTCGGAAAAATGATGCATTTGCGCAAATATCATTTTCTGTAGCGGCAAATTTTATTTTTTTCGACGGATCAATTTTTGTTGAAATATAATATATATTGTATTCTTCGATATATCGAACAGCATAATCTACGCTATTAAAATGAATTGTTGCAATATATAATCCATGATTCGAGATATTTTTATCTATAAATTGCGAATCTTTTATTAGATATTCTTTTGCCTTTGACGTAGATGTATACGACTCTGACGCAAATGCTCTGTGAAATGCACTTTGCTCATGCGCTTCGCTGGCTGACTGGTTAAATCCCTGTTCAAGAACCCAGCCGTCGCCACGCATATAATTGCATTCAGGTGTCAGCCGTTGCGTGATTCCCAAGGATTCATAATACGGATTGTATATATCAATTAGATTTCCTATCAAATACAGAGGTAAATATTTTGCTTGTTCTCCATTTCCACGCGCCAGTGAATCATGTATTGACATTAACAGTGAAATTTCATTTTTCAAATACGTTCCTTTTTCAGATTGAAACTCGTCGAATATAATTTTTGTTGTGTCAGACATTAAGTGTGAGCATCGTTTTATCTGTTCAGCCGCGGACAGTGATATTACATAACCGCAACAGGTTCCACAAAATGTATCGTCAGGATCGCCTATATCAATGGTTTCCCCTATTAGTAATCTATAGCACACGTTTTTAACCAAAGTTTCTTGCACTATCGACAACCCCCGGAAAAATAGTGCACCTATTTCCTTGAAAAAACTTTCGGCGGCGTTTTCTGTTTCATATTTATTACGATATAGCAATACAAATTTATTCCCATTTGTGATAAAATCATGCACAGCAAAACCGTTGAAAAATGTAGTTTTTCCGGCGGATCGGTTGGACGTGGAAATATAAATTTCTGGACGTGCTGCCTGTAAATCAAGCATATTTAGTAGTCTGTACCCATTATAATATGGGGGTACAGTTTTAAAATTGTCATATTGTTCAAACATAATGTAACACTTTCCTTTCATATACTATTAAGTATAGTATAATATATATGGAAATAAAAAATAAGAGAGGTGTTACAGTGGACATTTCAACAGTTTCGCAGCTGATCGGATCGCTTGGTTTTCCAATCGCGGCTTGCTGCGCAATGGGATGGTATTGTATTCGATCACAGAATCAGATCAAAGAGATTAACGAACAGCACCGAGAAGAAATTAAAGAAATTAATGAAAAACATTCGGCAGACATTCAGAAAATGACAGAAGCGGTAAACAATAACACGGTAGCATTACAGACATTATGCGAGCGATTAAGAGGAGAAGCCAATGAATAATGTTTCACGTGAAACAATAACGGCGGTTGAGCTGCCGGAAATTTTCGCTACAGCGCTGCTAGTAATCGCCGGGAAATACGGAAACGGGCAGGAACGCGTAGACACATTGACCGCTGCCGGTTATGATTATAATCGTGTTCAGAAATGCGTAAACGACATTTTGAGGGTGATCGAGAAATATGGCTGATTTTGTTTATAAAATAGGTGGATCGGGAACCGGAATTAGTGAAGCAGACAAAGCAAAAAACGTGTCTGCAATTCAGGCAGTATTATCCGGTTATGGATGGAATTTAACTGCAATCGCAGGGGCTGTTGGCTGTTTTGTAGAGGAATCCGGGCTAAACCCAGGAATCTATGAGACATCGCATGGCGGCAATCTGAGTAACTTGCCATATTTCCCCGGCGGTATGGGTTTAGCACAGTGGACAGATTATCCAGCATATACCGCTACATACCCGAACCCGCTGCCATGGTCAGCAAACAAGGAAAAGAAAAACTGGTGGGACGGTAACTTTCAGTGCTGGTTACTAACAAAGGCCGATGACGATGCATATACATCAATGGGCTATGGGCAAGGCCCACGGTGGGGCTGGCAGATCAGTAGTAGCTACCCATCGATATCATTTTCTGAATATCAGAAACTGAACGGAAACACAGGCGCAGACATCGACAAAGCAACTGAATTTTGGTTCTACGATATGGAGTGGCACTACAGTCAGCAAGGCGAACTATATCTGCCGCAACGGAAGGCCGCTGCTAGAAAATGGTATGAATACATGTCAGGACACCCAGTTCCACCGAAGCCACCAGCTGGGGGCAGACGAAAAATGCCACTATGGTTTTATATGAAAAAGATGTGAGGTGATAAAATGGCTGTTCGAACGTCAGATGAATTTTTGACTATGATTAAAGAATATGTCGGGGACAGAGCAGAGGATACCGATTTAGCAATTATCGAAGATGCAAGCGACACAATTAATAGCATGTCACAGCACGAATCAGAAATTGCACAATTAAAAGCGGAAAACGAGGAATTGAGAAAAAAATATAGGGATCGTTTTTTCGAACCTAAAACAGATGATCCGAATAAACCGGATGAACCAGAAGCGGAAAAAACAACGTTTGAATCATTGTTTTCAGAGGAGGTAAAATAATGGCATACAGAGTAGCACAGTCGACGCTAAATGCGTCTACAATTGATATTTTAAATGTGATCCGGCAGAATGCATCATATGATTATCAACAGAATGTTCCTGTTGTTGCGCAGGCAAGTGATATCCCGCACGTTGGCGAGGTAATTTACGGAACGCCCGCATTTGCGAATCAGTTCATTAATGCGCTGGTTAATCGTATCGCGCTGGTTCGCGCAAGATCAGCGACATTTAACAATCCGTATGCACGGTTGAAAAAAGGATATCTGGAGTTCGGGGAAACGGTAGAGGAAATTTTTGTTCAGATTGCAAAGGTCGTAAAGTTTGACCCGGAAAAAGCAGCTGCAAGGGAATTTAAGCGCACACTACCGGACGTTCGTTCCGCGTTTCATACAATGAACTGGCGTGTGATGTATCCGGTAACAATTCAGGACGATGATTTAAAGAGGGCCTTTCTCTCAATGTCAGGTGTTCAGGATTTAATTGCTAAGATCGTAGATTCTGTTTATAAAGCAGCTGAGTATGACGAGTTTTTGCTGTTTAAGTATCTGTTAATCAAAGGCGTATCGTCAGGTAAAATGACACCGGTATCGGTCGATGCGACTAAGCCGGATGATGCTGCTAAAAAATTCCGCGGCATGTCAAATAAATTGACATTCATGTCTAGCGATAATAACGCAGCTGGAGTTAAAACAGCTACTCCACGCGAAAATCAGTCAATTTTCATGGATGCAATGTTTAACGCAGAGTATGACGTAGATGTTTTAGCAGCCGCATTTAATATGGACAGAGCGGATTTTATCGGGCGTTTATATTTGATCGATGATTTTGCATCATTCGATAATGATCGGTTTGCAGAAATCAGAGCAAACAGTGACGGTTTGGAAGCGGTTACAGCGGATGAGCTGGCTATAATGGCTGACGTTAAAGCGGTTCTGGTAGATGAAGAGTGGTTTCAGGTGTATGACAATAACACAAAATTTACGGAACAATACGCAGCCGCCGGGTTATATTGGAACTACTTTTTCCATACATGGAAAACAATTTCTTACAGTCCGTTTAGCAACGCGGTAGTATTTGTGGCGGCAACCGCTGACAGTGCACTGCCAGCGTCAATTACAGTAGAGGTTGCGGATAAATCGACATCTGACGATGCAACTGTTCTGACATTAATACCTCAGGTTGATGCTGCTACACTGGCGCCTCACAATTGCTTGTTCACGCAGATCGAAGCGGCAACAGCGGCGGGAGTGGCAATTCAGAAGTTTGGAGCAATTTTGATCCCGGCGAGCGCCGCGGCTACAGAGCTGGCACTGGAACTGACCGTCAATGGAACGAAGTATACAGCGGCAACAAAAATCAATGCGGCTACAGCGGTAGGAACTAGAATAACATTTTCAATATAAGAAAGGCAGTAGGCGGCGGTTGTAAAATCGCCGCCGAATGGTAGAATATGAAAAAATTGATTCCAGCGGATACGGTTGACGTGAAAGGGAATGTGCGGGAAACAACAGGGGAAAATATCAGGCGCGGCGAGAAAGATTTTTCTGAGAATTGCGTAAAAGCGATTGTGAATAGTATGTTCCCAGTAGGCAGTATTTATTGCGGGGAAAACAGTTATATATTATCAGTTGGAGAATGGGAAACCATAGTCGGAAATGGAAGACCTGTAGTAATTTCAGGATCGACAGCGTCCGCGTCACTTGTAAGTGTAAACGAGTTTGTAACCAATAGTGAAACCAAGCTTAACTATTTTACGATTCGGTTGCACAAACGAATAAAGTAATGGCATATATACCGCCAAACTCAACCATTCAATATTTCGCGGATTTAGGATTATCAAAAACTGATACGCTATATTTTCCCAAGGTATCAGCCAAAAACACCTATTTTGCGAATATTGAAAAAATCGCCACCGAAGAGGCGTTATCCTATGTTTCGCGCGAAAAAGGAGTTATACGTTCGCAAATTCCAATGTCAACCGCAATTAACATCGGTTATATGCGTTACAAAAATACAAGTTTCGAAAACTTCTGGTTTTATGCATTTGTTACTAACGTAGAATATATCAATAATGGATTAACAGAAATCTATTTTGAGATTGATAACATGATGACATATATGGGCGTATTCACATTAGGCGAATGTTTTGTCGAGCGACAGCATACATTACATGACGGTATTGGAGATAATATCGCGGAAGAGGGTCTAGATACCGGCGAGTTTGTAATCAACACTACAATCAAAAGTGGATTTTTCAACGGTTATCGAATTGCTGTTGTCTATAACCCGGACGGCACTGATACGGGGATGATTCATAACGGCATATATTCAGCCGCGGCTGTAAAAGATTTCGAATTGGCTACTGACGCGAACACATTTATTCAGTCATTAATTGACGCAAATAAAATTGATAGCATTGTTGCTGTTTTAATGCTTCCAACTAAAATGGTAGAAAATTGGAATAATCCGATACCGGGCGTGCATCAAGTTAGCATTATTGACAATCGCCGCACTTTAGACGGCTACACACCAAGAAACAAAAAACTACTGTGCTATCCCTATGCAATGTTGTCGGTATCGAATAGCGAAGGGCAATCTATTGATTATCACTATGAATTTTTTAACTGGGATAGCAACGCAAATACATGCAAATTTTCAATTTATATGATCGCGGGGGCGTCACCGGAAGCCGTTTTGGTGCCGCGCAATTATAAGGGTGCTGATTTTAATTATGATGAGCGCCTAAACATGGTAAAATTTCCGCAATGTGCAATTGCAGTTGACCAATATAAAGCGAACCTTGCACAGAAAAACAGTACATTTTTCCAAGATATTGTGAAACAGGGCGTTAATGTAGCGGTCGGCGCATTATCGAGAGGTGCGGCAGGTGCAGCGTCAGCCGGTGTTGGTACTGTAAACCTTGTCACTGACACTTTAATATCAAATGCATTTCGTACCCCGGCTCCATCGGTGGATAAAGGTCGCAGCGCTCCAGACATTATGTTCGGATTACTAGCAAAAGAATTTTATTTTTATACACGTACAATTACAAAAAACTACGCAATTATGCTAGACGATTATTTTGACATGTTCGGATATGCGGTGCGTCAGCATTTAGTTCCAAACATGAACGCCCGCCCAAACTGGACATATTGCAAAACAGTCGGATGTATAGTACATGGAAATATGCCTGCCAGCGCGGCACGTGATATAGAATCAATGTTCGATAACGGCGTGCGTTTCTGGAAAAATCATAACAATATAGGGAACTATTCACTAGACAATGCGCCCGCGTAGTGAGGTGAGAATATATGGGTAGCAAAAAATATGATTCAAATTTTGCAGGGGCGGTTGATATTCAGGCTACGTATAATTACTATTTCATGCGGCTCGCATCTATTGCAATGAGCTGTTTCAAATGGGATGGATTGCCGGACAGTGTTGATCCGCGTTTTATTGAATATACGTTATTTTATAATAGTAACGGTTTATTTTTCAATGACGAGGTTTTAGGGCACCTATTTTTGCCGTGTGCAACCGCCGGAAATTTTGACGTATACAATATTCCGACACGGCGCAACGCATATGCATCAAATGGTTTTCAATCAATGAAAACAGATAAGGACAGCGTACTTGTGTATGACAATTTGATGCATATGTCTTTACTTCCGATTATCAACACGTTTTGCAAACGTTTGACAAACATTGAAATAACGAAAGACATTAATCTCAGAGCACAGAAAACACCAATTCTTTTACAGTGTACGAATCAACAGCGATTGACACTTGAAAATCTGTTTATGAAAATCGACATGAATGCACCAGTCATCTATGCGGACAAGGCGCTCGATCTTGATTCTTTGAAAGTTCTCAACTTACAAGCGCCTTTTCTTGTATCAGATTTACAGAAAGAAAAATTAAATGTTATGCAAGAGGCGCTGGCATTTTTAGGCGTAGGCGGTTTGGAAATTGAAAAACGAGAACGCTTAAATACGCATGAAACACAGGAAGCAAGGCAGGCGAGCACCGCCCAGCGAGAAAATCGATTGAAAGCAAGACAACAGGCAGCCGAGCAAATTAATAATATGTTTGGATTAGAAATAAGTGTAGAATATGATAATGGTACATTAACTGACTATAACAATGCACCGCTGGCGGAACCAGAGACAGGAGATGATATTATTTGAGTGTTTACACAACGGAAGTCCGATACATTTGCGAATATGAAGCGGGATTAACATCTAGTACGGGATTTGATGATATCGACGATGTGATTGAGAAAAGCTGGAATAAAATTTTTAAAAATTTTGCTATTTTCGATGAAAGCTACAGAAAGCACCTCTGCACAAAAATATTAAAACATTTCTATACACGGGAAATATGCGCGGAAACGGTCGCTCTATGGAAATTCTGGTTAAATCAGAAAATGGATGAAATAATGCCATACTATAATCAATTGTATACCAGCGAGCGCATCAAATTCGATCCAATGATTGAAAACAAATTACTGCGCACTATCACCGAGGAAAATACAGGAGACAAAACAGGCTCTAACAATTCTGCAAGGCAGACTCAGAACTCTAGCAGCGGATCAGATAATACTAGCAACACCGGAACAATTGTCGACAATAATGCTACCACGCAAAAAGAGAGCTCAGACATATCAACAACGACAACCAATTCTGATAATACAGATACCACAAATAGCGCTACAAGTGAAACGTCATCGCAAGCACTACACAGCGATACACCGCAAGGAACTATTGATAACATAAAAACAAATGGATATTTGACAGATGCCACTATTATAACGGAAAACAAAACAGCTTCCGAAACTGCAAACCAAGCATCGACGAAAAACGGAACATCTACCTCAAAAGGTAGCACAACGAACAATTCCACTACAGACACCACTAAAACGTTAAACACGCGCACTATATCAAATAATAGCGAAAAAATACTTGAAAATGTCTCTGATAATAACGAATTTTCAGAGAAAAATAACAATATTAGAAAATATATCGAAGAAATGCAAGGAAAGACAAGTTCCGTTACGTATTCAAAAATGCTTGAGGAATTTAGAAATACATTTTTAAATATTGATATGATGATAATCATGGACTTGAGAGATTTGTTTATGAATATTTATTAACCGGGGGGTGATATTTTGCGCTGTACGAATTTTGTTTTACCGTTGGTTTTTGATGACTCGTTATCTTACGCGGAACAAATTGCAAAACTACAAGCTGCGCTTAAAGCACTATCAGAATTTGTTGATGGAAGCATTGATGAATATCTGTCGCAATGGGTTGCGGAAAATTTTAACGAGTTAATGATAAAAGCAAGCTATAATGAAACTAGCGAGTCAATCATACTCGCAAAAGGGGGGGAAAATAAATAGACTTTACCAATATTAAAATTAATGAAAGTGTCTACAATGTAAAAGACTCTACCGCGCGCGATACTGCTAACGAGGCCAAAACTAGCGCGAGTGATGCGCTGGCATCCGCGGCACACGCGCAGAAAGACGCTCTAGCGGCTGCTACAAAAGCAGACAGTGCTATCGCGGACGCATCAAGCGCAAAACAGGAAGCCGCTACAGCATCGACAACCGCAAATAACGCACTGGCGGTCGCTAGTAGAAATACACCAACGTATGATTCTACGGATGAATCTATTGTATTTAAAATAAAATAATGATGGGAGTTTTTCAAATGAGCGACTTTACAAATATTATGATAGGCGATGTGCCATATAATGTAAAAGATACCACAGCACGCACTGCGGCAAATTCTGCGCAGACGCTTGCTCAAATGGCAAATAATACAGCGACCGAAGCAAACGCAACAGCAACAGATAATGTAAACAAAATTACATCTATAAATAAAAGAATGAAGCGTTGCATATTGTACATTGGTGATTCATACATGGAAGGGGCATACGCGACAGAACACGCAATTCAAAAACGTGTGCAATCATTGACAGGAATCCCGTTTTATACAAATCCTCTTAGCGGTGCGGGATTTATCAGAAAATCGACGGGAAATAAAAATTTTCCAGCACTGTTAAAAGAATGGATAGATAACAATCCGAATCATTTAAGTGAAATAACGGATATTGTTATTGCTGGCGGTATTAATGATGCACGGCTTGATTTTAATAATGTAACAACTGCAAATCTAAGAACATCATTTGCGGAAATTGCGGCGCAGTGTGCACGGCTCCCAGTATTGGAGCGTAAATACGTTGTCGATATGATGTTTGTAAACAGCGGGTTCACTAAAGAATATCTATACTGTGCTGACCTGATAAAAGGAGCGTCTCGCGAGTATGGTTTTAATACCGCCGATTATGCTTTTACATGGTTACGAAATTTATCAAATGTATCGCATACTGATAACTTGCATCCGAATCAGAACGGGTATAATATTATCGGAAACTATATCGCTGAAATGCTACTTGGTAATACAATTTCTCAAACAGAATATAATTACCTTAAAACCAACGGGTGCGAATTATGGGTGTTCTTACGGGACTGCTTATTACATGGCACATTTTACTACGAATCTCCTACCGCTCAATCAACGCCAAGTGGAACAGTATTGGCTACATTGTACAATGGTATAGGTGCATCTGCCGGAGTGACGCAGTTCTTTACCGCGCGAGGCCGCGGAAATCAGTTTGCGATTGAAATCAAAGGAAACCAGATTATCGCAGGAAATACGCTTCCAGAATACGGAATAGCAGGAAACTTTACCGCTACAGCATTTTCATAATATCTTCTACCGCCCTTCGGGGCGGTTTTAAAATGCGTTTAATTTCACATCTTATTATACATTTTACTATGTATTCCAGCACAATTTCTATTACACATATTTTCCTACACTTTCACAAACTAATCAACACTCTACCTACCGTTCGGTATACTATTCTTATTATCATCCAATAATATCATAAAATGTTAAATAGAACGTATGTTCTTATCCACATACTCATTCATGCAATAATATAACAAAATGTGAAATAGTAAGCAATTTTTATTTTACATTTTATTCAACGCTAGAAACTTTGAAATCAGAATTTTCACCTCCTGTGTATTCGCGTCAGTTTACGCTAACTGTAGCACGTCGCCTCAAATTTTCGTTAGTATCTCCTAATCATAGTTAGTCTCCGCAAACTTTGGTTAGTCTAGGCTTACTGGGGTTAGTCATGCCTGCCGCCGGGGTCGCACTAACTTT